GCCATTTCTGCTTTGGCGATCATCATACCTTTTTCTATCGCTAGAGATAGGTCTGGTGATACCGCAGTACCAACACCAAAGATACACATTTTATCTTTGTCTTTACCAAACGTAGGTGTATCGCACGCTTGTTTTTCAGAAAAGTCATTCATATACCACTTCGGTACTTGATTTAAAACTTTTCCCTTTTCACTTTTCATCTTATAAGTTGCAGAACAATTAGCAAGTAACAACCCTGCGCCTACAACTAATAGTAGTTTTTTCACTTTATTCATAATTATTTAACCTCACTTTGAACATTATATACTAATTCTTGTAATTTGTCAAGTCCAAAAGCAATATGATCTAAAAACTCAGCCCCTGTCATACCTGTCACAATTACAATAACTAGTGAGATTATGATTATATTCTTAATCATTGTACCTCCCATTCGCCATTGATTTTTAAACACGTTTTACCTGGCGTCTTAAAAGCGTGTCCTGACCGACTATAATATCGACAGTATTCTGGAGCCGAAATATCTCTGTAGTAAAATTGAGCAAATAACTCCCAATAACCTGGTGTATCAATTCCCTTTTTACCATCAGCACACTCCAAAATTTCTTCTTTGATTATCTCATCATCTTTTTGTTTGATAATCACTTTTATAAAACAATATTGACCATCAGTTTTTTCTGGTGATATTGATTTGATTTTACTATGTAATATTTTTTCACCTGAAAATGCTATACTTACAAGACCAGGTATTAAAAGTAAAACCAAAAATATTAAAAATAAAACTCTTTTCTTATTCATATTAACCTTTGTGTTCAACCCATTTTCCATCTGGCATTTGACACGCCACACCAAATATTGTATTTCTATTGACACCACCAACACCAATCAATGGCCAGTTGTTTGTTATATCTACAGTGGCACTATAATCTTTACATTTAATGGGACCTTTTAAATACGAGCTTGTTGTATGTATGATACCACTATTACCTGTCTTTTTATTATACCAATTTGTATATGATGAGGTACCAGGACCTGTATTTAAATGATCTACAAATACTGCGTTGTGTACATCATAATCAGAATTATACATTATCTCTGCACCAGCAAATGCGCCAGTTACCGCACAAGCCGCAATCGCATATGGATCATTGATTCCCATAGACACACAAGCGCCAGTTGTTGTGGTACTACCTAAAACAGCACCAACTTGTGATCGGTTCGCAGTACAGTTTGTTAATATCAAACTAATTAAAACTAATAGTATTGTTCTCATTCACACCTAATTTTTTTAATGTATCTTCAATTTCATACAGTTCATCTTCTAATGATTGTATATTTTTAAACTCTAGTTCTTCGTTGATTTCTTCTTTTCTATCTTTTAGATTTTTAATTGTTAATTCTTTATCACTCATATACCCTCATCTAAAAATTTATCTGTAAAATTTTTTGGTAAACCATTTTCTTCATAAACATTATCTTCTTTAGTTACGTCATAAGGTTTATTATCATTACCTATAAGTTTACAGGTCGCCTGAATATCATTTATTAGATGATTGATTTCAGCATCCCTTTCAGGCGTCTTTGGATTATTATATTTCATATTGTATAGTTTATCTGCTTGAGATTTTATACCATCAATCTTTTTACAAAAATCACTAATCTTGTGTAACATTATCTTTTACCTTTGTAAATAAAGCTTTAATCTTTGCCCAATTCTTAGCATTCTGTTCTTTACCTTCTTGCCAAGAAGCTTTTTGATATTCTACTATCTTATTCTTTTCATTTTCAACCCAAGTAGTAACTGGATTTGCTTTTGCCATCATAGTTGTCATTAAAACTAAAATGGTAATCAACATCATTGTTCTCATATTATACCTTTTTTCCCATTGTTTTAAAGTCCACTGCGTCAACAATCATATATGGACCTTTGTTATACGCCACACTAATTGTTTTGCCTGTAGGTATTTGTGTGGAGTAAACTCGTTTTTTAGTATCACCTACAATTCTATCTGAAGTCGGAATAGATGGTCGACACTTATAATTTGGCATATCATAACCGTCAAATGAATTATAATCTGAATCAATATTGACGCCTAATGATCTACAATAATTATCGTAGTCTTTTCTAATCTTATCTAACTTCTCTTTTTTTGACATTACTGAATCGTATCTGTAACTTCTGGTTTCTTTTTCATATAGACTTTTTTGCCATTGTCTAAATCATAATACTCAGCTTCTTCTTCTGCTTTTTTCTCTGCGTATGTCATATTAAATACTTTCATATAGAAAGAATCTCTTGGATTTGGAGCAGACCAACAATCAATCAAATTCTGAAGTTGTTCTGGTTTGATAGAAATATTATTAAAGTTTCTTGGTACTTTAATCATATCTTCTTTAAGAGATTTTAAGTATTCGATTCTATTTGTAAAAGACTTTTTCTTTTTTAAGTCTTTTTTAGTTACTTCTTTAAACTCATCAAATATTAGTTCTTTTGTGTACATCATATATTATAGTCCTTTGTTAGTTGTTAATAATGTCTTTATTCTATCAGGTATTGATTTAATTGTCAACCCTCTAAAAATCGTTGATTTTACTTGTTTTTGTGTCGCTGAGCGCCTCGCTAATAGGGATTTCACACCCGATTCGAGGGTTATATTACCCCTATTTTTTACTATATTACAACTTATAGTTGTCATAGTCCTAGCGCCTTTGTTATTGATTCTTCACTCGTAGGTAAGGGTTTACCACTTTGTAACCAATCTACCATTTGTTCCATATAAAATGCTTCGTCTTCTTTACCTTCTTCATTTAATAGTTTGGCGGCAGTCTTAAAAAACTTATAGACTTGCATATCGCCGTTTCTATCTAACTTCTTTTCTTTCTTACCTGGTCTTTGATTACTCATCAATAAATCTATCGTTTAAACCTGTGGATAATTCACCTAATTCGTTATCTCTACAAGCAAAAATCAATACCCTTCTTTTTGTTAATTTTAACTTTTTAAACATCTTTACCGCTTCTTTGTAAGTATCAAAATAGTGTCTTTCCCAATCTGATTTACCCATATATTCCATAACTTTATAGTATTCAATTTTTTGTAAAACAAATTGTTCTCTGGTATTTCTTACTGTACTAGGACCAAATGGCATTTTTTAACCTCACAAATATATTTGGTTTAGATGTCTTCATTTGTTTTTTAACATCTCTTTTAATTTCTTTCATCAAGTTATTAATTGGTTCCCCTTTTTGAAAGTTTGGAAAACCAAGATCATTACACATTCGCACTTGATTATAAACTTCTGATAGTGTTTTCTTATTTACAGTAACTGTTACAGTTTTCACTTAATACTCTTTCTGTGTCCTACCACATTGTTTACAAATACTCTTATCAACCTTGATACATCTACCTCTTGTTCTTTAAGAGTCTTTGGGTTCTTAAATAAAACTTTACTATCGTTTACTTTTAAAATGTGTTCACCATCTACAATCACAGCATCGTCTGTGTGTTTTCGCCAATCGTGTGAGCTATATTCTGCCATTATTTACCTCTCTTAAAAAAGTTTTTAATATCTTCAAGTAAACTACCTAATACTAAACACACGTACATATACACTTCTTTACTTGATGTAATTAGTACAGCAGCCATTGCGATCAATAATAATAATATAAACCAATCTAACATCATTACTTACCTCTTGCTAAGTCTGCTTCTAATTGTATTTGTGTATCAACTACATCTGGCATAACTTCATCAGCGTATGTATCAATCTCAACATTACCATCTTCTTCAGCATGTTCATCATCTTCTGCATACAACACTTTACCCATATACTCTGTAGTACCACTTTCTGAATAATTAGCATCTACCATATGTGTTTCTACACCATCACCAGTCTGTGTAATTTCGTGGTTGATTTGAGAGTGATCTATACCACCTTTATCTAAAAAGAGTTGATCTGCTTCGTCCTTATCTTTTGCCAATACCTCTTGTTCAATAACAAGTGTATAATAAGTTTTCTTTCTGTATAAATTTTTGTTTACATCTTTATCTGTGTAAACAATACTTGTATCAATCGCCATATTAGTCCTCCTTCTTATTTGCTTCTATTGCGTCTTGTTCAATTTGATCTACATACTCTTGGTCTTCACTACTCATCAATAAAACAATATAGTGAATTGCTTTTAATAAGTCTTTTCTGTTGTGACCATTTTTTTTACCATATCTACATAGATATTTGATAGCATTTGCTTGACAGAAATCTTTGTCAATACCAAGTTGTTTTATCATATCCATAACTTGGAAACCATCTTGTGTTGTAGAATAGTGTTGATCGTATGTATTACCAATATATTCTTCTATCTCATTTAATATTTCGTCTTCTCTATATTTCATTAATGTATACCTCTTTCTTCTTCAATTCTTTTTTTAATAGGATTTTTTTTGTATGTTAATTTAGGGTTAAAGTCTTTTCTAAATGATTGTCTTGTATCGTAAGATTGACCATAATCAGTAAACATTTTTTTATCACCCGCAGCGGTATCACCAAATACATCTTCATAAGTTGTATAGTATTTGTCTTCATCAATTAGTTCAACTCTTGTACAATTAGCAAAGTTACTTGCTGTTTCTTTATAGTTCCAATCACAATGTTTTAAAATCTTCAACTTCATAGATTGAGTATTAAATTTTGATCTATACTTTTCAGGTACATTTCTGTATATAGTTTCATAGTGATAAAAGAAATCACCTTGATGTTCAGGATCCATATACTCTCGTAAATAACAAACGTTAAAAGTTTTTGACATATTACTGTGATCTCCCTTCTTTGTTAGCTTTTTTCCAATAATCTTCTTTTTCTATAATTAACATTTCTTCAACGTTGTATTTGTCAACAACCATTTCAATGTTATCTAACTCACATACTTTATTAACTGCGTCTTTTAAGTTAATTAAATTTTGAGAATATTGAGTTATAACTTTATCAACTTGTTTTTCTACACTTGATACAATGTAATTTTTTATTTTAGACATAGTGTTTTTCTCCTTTGTTATACATTATTATATCAAAAATTTGTAATAAAGTCAAGTAATTTCTTCTTCTTGCTTCTTTAATTCTTTGTTTTAATGTTTTCATACTATTATAATATCAGGTCTATCATAATAGTCAAGGACTAATTTGC